CGTTGGTGTTATTGGGTGCCTTCGGTGCCGCCGTGGTCCCAAGCAGGTTAGCCGTGGCGGCCCCAGTGTACATACCGGCAATGAACTGGTCCACCTCGTCCCTCAGCTTGTAAGCGGCACGGGCCATGGCGGACTGCATGACTTTGGGCCTCTGCTGGGCCTTGTCGATGTCGTCCACTTCGAAGTTGAAGTAGTCCGCCTCGGTAATCTCCAGCACCTGCTGAGCGCCGGTCAGAGTCTCGGGAGCGTCGATGGAGCCGTTCTTGGTGTAGGCCTTTACGGTTATGTCGCCGATCTGGTTGATACGGACAGTGTCACCTGCCTGGGAGATCTGGCCCTCGTAGTCGCGATTAATTATGCCAGGCTGAGCGAACACCAGCGCCTTCTCTAAGGCCATCTGGAGCTCGTTAGCCCAAATTTCAGGAATGAAATTGTCAATTGCCATAAGGTATCTCCTACTTGATTTCTCCGTTCTCAAGAGCCTTCATGATAGCGTCCTGGTTCTTTCGATACCAGTCAATGTCCTTGCTTTTTTGAGCAAGTTCGGCTCTTGTCATCCCGGCTAGGTTAGATCCTGGCGGGGTCGCCGGGTTCGCCGGGTTCGCGCCTGCGCCAACCTTCCCAGGTGGTTGTGCGATCAATCCCCAATCAGCTTTAATTTCCGCAATAGAGGCCGCTATCTCTTCCTCGGTGCTGCCGTTCACATACTTCAGAACTTTTGGCAGCCTGTCCGCCGGAATCTGAGCATCTATTGCTAGCCGGAGCTTCAGAAGTTCGGCCTGAGTGGCCGTTAGTGCTCCTTCCAGCTCCTTGTTCTTCTCGACATGCCTCTCAAGTTCGGATTTCTTGGCATCTTCCGCCTCTTTGTGGGCCTTCAGGACGGCTTTAACGTCCTTGAGTTTCATGCCCAGGCCCAGCTCTTTCTCCAAGCTCTCCCGATCTGACTTGAGACGCTCCTGGACGATTCGATCTACGTCCTCCGTAGAGAACGTCTTCCCCTGCTCTGCAGGTTGTTGTCCGCCCTGGGATTCTGCAGCGGGCTGGCTGCCTTCAGATACGATTGTTTCCTTTTCAGTCATCGAAAAATCACCCTCTGACAAGCTCAGAGTAAGCTATATGATCAGAAATCTAAATCTTCCAAACGTCACAGGTCTCACAAAGAGGCCCGGACGGCTGGGACATTGTTCGCAAGTGACCCTCATGGACATTGCCGTATGCATTCTTGCCCTGGAGATCAGAGCAGCAGGTGGTGACCCGGCCATCCCAGAGTATCGCTATGCTGTGATGGAGGTACAAGCACCGCCCGCGCTTCTGACAAGCGCCGGATATCGCCAGTTTAGGCGAATGGTATCGAGCCACGAACACGGAATCTACTTTGTCCTGCCAGTAGTCCAAGAACTGCTCGATTTCGCATTCCGTCTCATCCGTCTGTACCATATTGACAGACAATTTAGTCCTAAGGCGCCTGGTTTCGGCACAATCCATGATATTCTGGTGCACCACGTCCCAGGATGATCCTGCCCGGTTGGCTTCGTGCTTCCGGCCCAGCCCTCCAAGGCTGACATTTATGGAATCGACTCGATCAACGTAGTCAGAGAACGGGATGGAGCCATTGGTACTAATCTGAGTCCAATATCGCTTTCCCAGCTTGGTTTTCTTCTCGGAGAAGTGGTCAACCATCCCCGAAAGACCGGGATGCAGCAACGGTTCGCCGGCCAGGAAGAGCTTTATAATCGAGATGGACGGAGTTTCGTAGATCTGTTTTGCCGCCAGGTCGAATGTCTCCGGCGACATGAAACCCGTTGGCCGCCCCTGCCGGTAACAGGTCTTGCATCGGAGCTGGCAGGCGTTGGTAGGCTCAAGGTTCACCGTGATCGGGAACTTTGGGAGGCCCAGGGCATCGTAAGCCCGGAGAAGATTATTAAGATTCATAAAACCATGTCTGTCATTTCTGCCCGTTCCTGGGCGATCTGGTCTTCGGGCATCCCACGATCTCTCATGAGCCCCTGAGCGCTCCGGACGCCGCCCGTGACAAGCGTAGATGCCGTCAGGGCATCCGCCTGCTCATCTATAGGCATGCCATCATGCCAGTTGAGTTTGACGTTCTCGATCACTACGGCACCTTTCATGCCCATTTTGGCCTCTGTCAGGGACACCAGCCTGATGAGCTGCTGGACTACCGGTGTTAGCCGCCTCTGGATCTTGTTTGCCTTCTTCAGAGGCTTCCACATCATGAGCCTGAGGGCCTGGGCGCTGAGTCCTTGGCCGCCAGCGGATGAGTCAAAGCAGACTTTCGAAGTCTCGGACAGCTCGTAAAACCTCTGCATGAGCCCCCAGCCCTCGCCTGCGATGGTCTGGAAACTTGCGTCCAGGTTCCCGTCCCAAGTGATCATGCCGGGTACTGCCTGCTCCTTGTCCACGAGCGTGAAATACCGTGAGCCGCCCTGGACTTTGTACTCTCCGTCCCTGGGGTCTTGTTCTTCCATCGGCGGGCCGTACATCGAGGGGTCCGCGTGCTTGTCCAAGATGAAGAAGACCTGGGGATAGCGCGTTTCCAGCTCTTTGATCACATCCAGAAAGATCGAGTAATCCTCTTTTCCATGATACTTCTTGGTGGAGGTCGTGTTATGGAGGACAATGATAGCGAAATCGTCTAATCCCGTTTCCTCGACTGGCTGCAACAGCTCGAAATCGGGGAAGTCTGATAACTCGATCTGAGACTCAATCTTCTTATCTTTCAGCCTGTAGAGCCGGTGCTCGATCCGGCCAACTGTATGAATTTCGACCTTAAGATAAGAAGTCTTGCCGGAGCTGAGAGAGAGTCCACTATCGACCCCGGCTATCTGATCTTTCTGCTCCGGGTCCTCGAACTCATAGGCGATGACATGGGCCTTTGCCTGCTTCACGTTGCTGGCTTCCACCACGGGGAACCAGTATTCTGGCGGCACGTTCTCGATTATGCCATAATCCTGGTAACGCACCTTCAGCGGCGCATCCCCGTACGTGGACATGTCCACAACAGCATCGTCCATGACGCTCCATAGGTCCGTCCATTGGATGATCCTCTGCAGGGCGTCGGCCTGCGCGGTCTGATCTTCGTCTGCTTTGGCATCGGGCGTCTCACCGACGGCCATATCCGCCCAGAAGAGGCTGACGAGCTGGAAATAGTTGAGCTTGAGCCGGAGATCCCCTTTCTTGTCTCCTCGGAGCTTCCTTAGTTCATCCTGCCAGACCTTGCCGTGATCGCCTTCGAAAAGATGCTCGTTGCGCCTGTAGGTGGCAAGCCGCTCTTGAGTATCGCGGTCAGCAGGCGGCCACGGGCTACCAGGAGAAAGGATCTTTTCGTAATCAGTGATCATGATGCTCCAGCTTCTTCTTTTTCGCTATCAGTCCGATGTTCTCGGATATGTTTCGGGGGATGTCCTCGAAATGCTTCAGGCAGAACGCCAGCCCTTCCCAAGAATTCTTCTGGCCCGTGGCCCGAGGAGATACGCCTTCGGGAAGCTCTATGACTTCGCCCGAGATGCTGCCCCGGACATACCCATCATGCTCGCCCAGATCGGCACCACAAAGCACACAGCGTAACATAATTTAGAATCCTGCTGGTTTCGGTCCGACTTTTGCTATTCCCATTCCAAGCCGTCTAAGAGCTTGAGTGCAGGCGTCTACCTGATCATCGTGCGTTCCGTTGGGGAAAGCGGAGCACTCTTCTACAAAATCGTGAATCCAATGAGCAATCGAGGGATCTGGTAGATACACATTTCCGGATTCCATGAATGGGCTTACTGCATATGCCCTGGCCACTTTACTCTCCTTGGGATGGATAGGTGTCAGGCCCGAGACCTCATGCCTCAGGGTTTGGATGATTGCGGGGCCGTTGGCGGTGTCTTCAACCAACTTCTGCCATGCTTTTGGCCATTTGGCTGAAAGAGCTTTGAGCGCCCGAGCCGTTCCTGGCATATCAACCCGCGCCCGGAACTGGTCCAAAAGGTAATAGTCGCCCTTTTCCTTCCCCCAGACCTGGCCTACTACATAATCGGATGTCTGTAAATCCTTGAAAGTCATATCCCAGGACTGCAAAACGGTATCAAAGTGATTAGGAACCTGTTTGTAGAACTTCCACCACTGGCGTTTCA